TACCGGGTCAATATCTGGTACTACGCGGAGGAGTACCGCAACCACCCGGACAAGGGCTCTTCGGGCTGGGGCGGATCAGGTTCCAGGCCGCCTTACGAATCCGACACCATGCCCTTGCGCAAGGACATCGAGAGCTGCGCCGAGCGGGCCGGGACCGAATACTCCATGCTCGATATCGAGAAGGTGTTCAAGGGCTGGACGAATAACTCGGCTGATCACGACAAGGTCTCGATGTCGGAGGACTTCGGCGAGATCCTACGCTGGTACAAGGGCAAGCTGAAGCCGGGCCAGAAGGCGGGCTGGTATCGCATGGCGCCGTATCGCGACTACGGGGCGCATCAGCCGAACGGCAACCTCGCCAAGCTCCAGCACAACGACGACCTGTGCAATGAACCTGGCGGCATGTTCGACGAGCTGGACTACAATTCGGCCTCGCTCTATACCTTCTACGACGACTGGCAGGGCTGGAAACGCTATGCCGAAGGCTCGTTCGTCGAGTGCAAGCGGGTGCAGCCGAACAAGATCTGCCTCGCTCACCTGTGGATGCAGTACCATCCGACCAACGACGCGCTGAAGCATCAGTACATCGATGGCGACTTCTTCCGCTTTCAGCTCGATACTTGCCTCAATCATCCTGATTGCGACGGGATCATTATCTGGGGGCCGACGAGCGACTCGAAGATCACCTGGAGCCAGGCTCAGAATATGGGCTGGTGGCAGGAACTTGACGACTTCTGCCGCACCTTGAAGGCATCCTCGCGGACGACGACGCGGCGGCCCATGGCCGTCGATCCCGAGCCGCGTGACGAGGTGCTGCTGCATTCCGGGCCGGGGTCAGCGTTCTCGCTGAAGTTCAGCCGCGACCGCAGCTACATTCGCTTCGCGCTCGATCCCGGCATCATGTACGCGGATTCGGTCGATCTCGCGCCCTATCAGACCGAGCTGAAGGACTATTGGATCGAGGTGATGGTGTCGGTCGATCTGGATAGCCTGACGTGCCAGATGTACGTGAGCCAGCACGAGGCGCTGGCGGAGGCGGTCTGGACGGATGCCACCAAGCTGATCCAGTGGTCGGCGGCGGCGAACGTCACCCTCGGCGGGCTGGCGACCAAGGACACGGTCGATGAGGCGCGGCACACGGATGGCGCCATCCAGGAGGTCTACATCGTGGACGAGTTCATCGACTGGCCGCAGAACTTCGAGAAGTTCACCATCGACGGCTATCCGGTCTATCTGGGCGATAAGGGCGAGCTGCCCACCGGGAACGCGGCGCTGGTCTACATGAATGGCGAGATCAACGTCGAGGACGCGCTCTACAAGAACCTGGGCGCGGGGCCGGACTTCACGGTCTGGGGCGACGTGCCGCCTTCGGACTCGACGCCGCACTATCCACCTTCGGGAGACGAAGAGCCATGAGATACCTGACCCTGCTATTCTTGCTGATGGGCTGCACGGCGACAGAGGACGCCCGGCAGACCTTCTGCCTGATCAACTGCAACTACAATTATCAGTCGGACCCGGATCAGAGCCGGGACGCCGATGTGAACCAGCCGGCGGAGACGACCGGCAAACTTGAGAAGGACGCGGTGGGTGATGCGCTGGCCGCACTCCTGGATTGATCTTGCCCGAGATACCGGATTGGCTGCTCTGGCTTGTGCTGGCGCTGTTGCTTTGCTTGCTCTTCTCGCCGCTGATCATGTGGCCGCTGTAGAGGAGCAAGGCCGGTGGATTCGCTTCGACAAGTGCCCGCACACGGAAGGGGCCCTGCCGATCGAGTATGCCTATATCGTGCCGCGGGCCATCATCGGCATCGGGCGCATTTCGCCGAGCCACTTCATCGAGCTGGGCGATGGCAAGCTAGGGCCGGTGGATCAACGGATCTTCGAGGAGTGCTTTATGCTGTTGCTGGTGACGGGGCGGTCGAGCTTCATCAAGGGCAACGTCGATCAGATGGAGAAATACCTGGAGCTGGTGGAATAATGCCATTCAAGAGCCAGAAGCAGAGAGGACTAGCGCATGCCGTGGCGAGCGGAAAGGCGAAGCGCAAGGGCATGAGCAAGTCGGCGGCCGCCAAGATGATCAGTCATGACGTGGGCGGCAAACTTCCGAAGAAAGTGAAAAGGAGAAAGAAATGAGTTACGGTAAAGACGCAAGCGCCTCCAGCCCCGCGAAGGCAAAAGGCGATTCACGTCCGGGGCCAAGCGCGGGCAACGTGAAGACAGGCAAGGATGCCAGCACGACGGATCAGTGTAAGCGGAAAAACCCGATTGATCCGAACGGCGTGAAGAAAAAGCTGAGCTTGTAAAATGCCTGATCTGCCATTCGGCGAATGGTTGCCGGACCAAGCCCCGGTAGCAACGGTGGGAACGCAGTACATCCGCAATGCACTCCCGTCCGCTACCGGGTATTTGCCCGTACCTTCGCTGAGTGACGCCAACGAAAGCGGCATCACGGGACCGGCGAGCTTGCTGTTCCATGTGGCGGACAGCAGCCGCAACGTGTTCGTTTTTGCCGGCGATCCGACCAAGCTTTACCAGCTCACCAGCGGCAGCGGTTTTGCCGATGTGTCGAAGGTCGGCGGCTACAATTCCGGAACGCCGTGGAAACACGTCCGCTATGGCGACTTCGTCTATCTGGTAAATGGCGTCGACCCGATGCAGGCGTTCGAGCTGGGGGCGGATTCGGCGTTCGGCGACGCGGCGAATTTGCCGAGCGGACTGACGGGCCGGTTCATTGCGGTGGTTCGCGACTTCGTCGTGCTTGGTTATGTCAACGATAACGCTGGCGTGCCATCGATCTATCAGGTCCGCTGGTCGGCGTTGGGAAACCCCGGCAGCTGGACGCCGGACCCGTCGACCATGTCGGGCCTCCAGGACATCCCGGATCTGGGCGAGGTGCGCGGCATAACCGGCGGCGACTTCGGCACCATACTGCTCGAAGACGGTTTGGTAAGAATGGACTTCATCGGGCCGCCGGCCATCATGCAGTTCGATCAGATCGACGGCGCGGTCGGGTGCAAGGAGCCGGCGAGCGTCATCCGCGTCGAGGACGCGACCTTCTACCTCGCCGATGAAGGCTGGCATCGCTTCAACGGCCAGAACTCGGAGCCCATCGGATCGGAAAAGATCGACCGCTGGTTTGCGGTCAACGCCATCCAGGAAGAGCTGCCGAAAATGTCGGCGATCAATATCCCGCAACTCTCCGCCGTCGGCTGGCTCTTCACCTCGGTGAACACCCCTGACGGCAAACACGACAAGATCCTGCTCTATGCCTACGACGTGAACCGCTGGGGTATCATGGACGTGGCCGGGCCTGATTGCCTGGGCACGGCGGCGACGGTCGGCATTTCGCTCGACGATCTGGCGGCGATCTATCCGAGCATCGACGATATCCCGGCGCCGCTTGATAGCGCGATCTGGAAAGGCTCCAACTTCGCGCAGACATCGGCGATCAAGGATGGCGGCCTGTTCCTCTTTACCGGGTCGGTCCTCGATGGGGAGCTGGAGACGATAGAGCGGAGCTTCACCAAGCAAGGAAAAACGGTGGTGGTCGGCATGGTGCCGCAGGTCGACGGCGCCTCGACGGTGACGGTGGACGTGGGCACGCGCAACGCGACCAACACCAACAACCCGGAGTGGGTCAGGGCGGCGATGCTCGACGAGAACGCGGGCTACGTGCCGCTGCGCAGTGTCGGCAAGTTTCACCGTTTTCGCTTGAAGCTCGAAGGTGGATGGCATCACGCGGTCGGCGTCGATGTCGAGGCCAAGCCGATGGGGAGGCGCTGATGGCGATTCCCGGTGGACGGCCGACATTCCTGAATCTGCCGACCGGCAAGGTGCGCGATGAGCGCCGGCTGGTGCAGGCCGTCAACGGGGCGCTCGATGGCAAGCTGAACGCGGTGGGCGACTTCACCATCGATGAGGCCAATGTCTCCTCGATCATTCAGGATCCGCGCGTCTCGCGGTGGAGCTACATCAACCTCATGCCGCTGGATCCCATCGCGGCGCAGGCCGACTACTACATTCAGCCCGGTGACCGGCAATTCTCGGCGACGGTGTTTTATCGCGGTGCGCAGTTCGGCCAGATGGGAAAGACGACGCCCTGGACGCAGACCATCGACACGAACTGGGCGACCATTGCGGATTACGACTTCGGGGATTCTTCCGCCGGCGTTGCGAATAGCCTGCTCAACGGCACCATTCAGCTGGTCTATGCGGGTGTTTATCAGGTCGCGGCAATGCTGGCATGGAACGGGCGGAACAATGTCACATACGAAATCGGCGTCAGCCTGAACGGCGCGGACCCGACCAACCCGATATCCTTTACCAACACCGGACAGGACGCTTTCATCTCTATCCCCATCAACGTGACCTCGCCCGTCAGTTCAGCCGACATCCTGCGTTTGCAGATACGTCGGACGGCTGGCACGGAAACGGGCGATCTGACATCGGCGACCTTCGGCGTTTCATCGGTTGTAGTTACCGAGCCGACGCCGATTCCCTCGGCGATGTCCTTCAGATATGTGGTGGTCGGATGAGCTTGGATGAGACAGTTTGGGATGAGATCCCGCCGCTAAAGCAGGCCTTTTACCAGAAGAAGCACCTTCTGGAGAAGGCGCTGGAGCGCGGCCGGGAGCTGCACACGATAGAGGATATCGAGGAAGTGCTCGATCAGGGCCGGGCGCAATTCTTCGATGGCGAGCACAGCTGCATGGTCGTCGAACTGCTGGAGCGCAATGGCACGAAGTACGCGCATATCTGGCTGGCCGGCGGCGACCTCGAAGAGCTGCTCGACATGGAGGAATACGTTTGTTGCTGGGCGAAGAGCCTGGGGTGCAGCTTCGTTTCGGTCGATGGTCGCACCGGATGGGAGCGGCCATTGCGGCACAAGAATTACACGAAGGTCAGGGTGCTTTTGAGAAAGGAACTGTGAGATGAGTAGCGGCGGCAAAGGCGGCGGCGGGACGACGACGGCAAAGATCGAGCCCTGGAAACCGGCCCAGGACTACATCAAGACGGGCATGGAGGGCGCCCTCGACTGGTATCAGGGCGGATCGGCCGGCGCCTATCCGGGGCAGACCGTCGCGCAGATGAACCCGTGGCAAATGGCGGGCTATGACTGGCAAGCACAGCGGGCGATGCAGGGCAGTCCGCTGACGGACGCGGCTCAATCCGCGCTCATGGGTCAGATGCAAGGCGGCTACAACCCGGCGGCGGCGATCTACGGTCAGATGGCGATGGACCCAAACGCGGGAGCCAACGCGGCGATGCCGTATGCGTATCAGAACATCGCGTCGGCGCAGCAGCAGAATCCGGCCATGGGCATGATGGGGTTGAATGCGCTGCAATCGAACATCGGCTTGCCGGGTCTGGCGGGCTTCGCGCAGACGGGCCAGGGCAACCCGTACCTGCAGGGCATGTACCAGGACGCCGCCGGCCAGATGACCGACGCTTACCAGCGGTCCATCGTCCCGAACATCGATGCGCAGATGAGCCGGGCGGGCCGTCTCGGATCGCAGGCCCATGTTGGCCAGCGAGACATTGCCCAGGAGAACCTCGCGCAGGGCCTGGGGGATCTGGCAACGGGTCTTTTCGGCGGGCAGTATCAATCGGACATGAACCGGGCCCTGGCGGCCCAACAAGCATTGGCGGGAACTCATGGGCAGGACTTGGCACGGCAACTCTCGGCGGCGCAAGGCATCGGCGGGCTCCACAACCAAGGGCTCCAAGCGCAGCTACAAGCGACAGGGCAGCTTGGATCTCTCGCCAACCTCGGATTTGGCAACCAACTGGCAGCGACCGCTGGACTGGGTGGACAATACCAAGACGACATGCGCCGGCAGCTCGCGGCGATCGGGGCGGCGCCGCAGTTAGCGCTGCAGGACTACGCCGACATTCAGCAGCTAATCGGGGCCGGCGGCGCGTTGCAGCAGCAACAGCAGCAGGAGCTGGGGGCCGAGCAACAGCGTTGGATGGATCAGATGTACGGGCAAGGCTCCTATCCGAATTGGACCCAGCAATACATCAGCCAGATTTCGCCGTTCAGCGGCATGGGTTCGACGACGAGCGGCGGCGGAACCAGTCCGCTGCAGGGCATGCTGGGCGGCGGGATGCTGGGCGCGGGCATCGGCAACATGGTGCTGGGCGACGCGGCGGCGACGGCCGGCCTCGGCGGCTTCGCTCCTTATTTGGCGGGCGGCGCGGCGCTGGGCGGGCTCATGGGGCTCATATAGGAGGAGACGATGGCAGCAGGCGGTGGCCTCTTTGGGGGAGGAGCATTGGACCCCTTGACGGCGGGCCTATTCGGCGCGGGCGCCGGCATCCTTGGCGGGCAGAATCTGCAGCAAGGATTGGGGCAGGGCGCGGCCGGCTTTCTCCAGGCTTACAATATGCAGAACCAGTATGCGCAAGCGGCGGAACAGGCCAAGCTGGAGCGCGAAGCGCTGGAGTTGGAGAAACAACAGGCCGAGCGCGAGTGGGCGGCTCAGCAAGCCTACCAGAACCTCTTCATGGGCGGTGCGCCATCTCCGTCGCAGGCGGGCGGTGCGCCGCCGGCTCCCGCTCCGCCGGGACCGGGGCCGAGCATCTCCGCGCAGCCGGTCGAGCCGGTCGGAACGCCCAGTCTCGCCTACAATGCCGGTGTAAGCGCCTCAGGAAGCCCAGGAGCGCCGGGAGCGGGTGTCGGGGCACCAAGCCCCACGCCGCCCCCAACGCCCACAGGAGGCGCTCTCAGCCCGTTCCAGGCCACGATGGAAAGTCTGAGCCCGCAAGAGCGGGCCATGCTCATGCAGATGGATCCGAACCAAGGCCTGTCCTACCTGGGGCAAAAGACGGAACGCCGCATCACCAACGCGTCCGGACTGCGCAAGGAATACATGCGCGAGAGCGCCGACTTCGAGGATCTGCAGACGAAGTATTCGAACCTTCGCTCGTCTCTGGGGCAGGGCACCGGAGCCGGCGACGTTGCGGGCATTTTCAGCTTGTTCAAGATCCTCGATCCGACCTCGACGGTTCGCGAGGGCGAGGCGGCGACGCTTCGCAATGCGACCGCCGTGCCGGAATGGATCAAGACGATGTATAACCGCATGCTCGTCACGGGCGAGCAGCTGGGGCCGAAGCAGCGGGCGGATATCCAGGCGACGGCGGACTCTCTTTTCACTCAAGCGCGGGCGGAGCAGGACCACCGCTTCGAGAACTACCGGGGCATCGCGCAGACGCGCGGCTACGATCCGGAGGTGGCGGTGCCGAACCTCTATCGCGAGCTGTCATTGCCACAGGCGAGTACGGAAATCTCGGACGCGGACTATAAGGCGATCATGTCCGATGTCGAAGCCGAGTTGGCGGCCGAGATCGAGGCCATGGGGGGCGAGTGATGCCCGAGGAAGTCAAGCGGCTGAGTGATGTCAACGAAATCGCGCGGCGGATGGTTGCGATAAGAAAGCATGCCAAGAGTCGAGGCGCACCCGACAATCAAATCCCGATCATTCAGGATCGCTTTCTCAAGGAGGCCACGACCTATCAGGGCCGACCACAGTTCATGGATGCCTTCAAGAAGACGCGCACGGCCGGCGGGATGGAACAGCTGATGCCGGGCGGCGAGGTCGGCTCGACGCTTTTGCAGGGCGCAACCTTGGGCTTCGGCCCGAAGGCGCTGGCGACGGCCCGCGAGTGGGCGACGGACGTTCCCTACGAGCAAGCGCTGGCGGCGGAGCAAGCGCCTATCGCGCGGTTTGCCGGGCAGCATCCGAAATCGGCAATGGGCCTGGAGATGGCCGGTGGCCTCGTGCCGGGCGCGGGCGAGGCCATCACGGCAGCGAAATTGATCCCGCGCGGCGCCGGCATTACGAGACGCCTGGGAACGGAGGCGGCCATCGGCGGTGTCGGTGGTGGGCTGGAGGCGGTGGGATCGGCGGAAGGTCCGATAAGCGAGGCCTTGCCGCAAGCCGGTGCCGGCAGCGGCATCGGGGTGATCGGCAGCGTTCTGCCGGCGGCGGCGACCCCGGTGGTCAACCGCGCGACGGATCCGCTATCGGTCGAGCAGCAAGCCGCGCAGGCCACGCGGGACTATGTCGGCGAGAGCGGGCTGACCCCGGAGCAGGCCGTAACACGGATGCGCGAAGGCGAGCGCCTCGGCAAGCCGCTGACACTGTCCGACCTCTCGCCGGACCTCCGGCAGAAGACGGCATGGCTCGCCGTGCGGCCGAGTCCGAAGCGGGCCAGGGTGCAGGAGTTTCTGGAGCAGCGAGCCAAGGGAACCGGCCAGCGCATCAAGGGCGACATACAACGCGAGACGGGAAAGTCGACGCGCTTCTTCGAGGACTGGATCGCGCTCGATGAGCAGCGCCGCGCCGATGCCGCGCCGCTCTATGCTCAAGCTTACGAGCAGGTTCAAATTCCGTACTCATTCGAGCTTGAAGAGTTCATGCAAAAGCCGACCGTGCAGGATGCCTGGAAGCGGGCTCAGCGCAGCGCCGCCAATGCCGGGCGGCAGCTGCCGAGGCTCTTCCGGGAAGAAGACGGACGCATGGTCTATTCAGGACACACGCCCGACCTGGAGAGTCTCGACCATGTCAAGCGGGCGCTCGATGACATCATCGACGACAGCGTCAACGAGCAGGGCCGGCTGACACGCGAAGGTGTCGAAGCGCTGCAGCTCAAGAAAGACCTTCTCGGCTTTGTCGATCCGCACGACACCGAAGGGCTCTATGCGCAGGCACGGGAATCTTACGCGGGTCCGTCGCAAATGATGACGGCCATGGAGGACGGCATGCAGCTGTTCACCAGCCCAAAGAAATTCGACAAGCTGATGTATCGCACCGAGCGCATGACGGAAGGCGAGAAGGAAGCTTTCCGCAACGGCATTCGGGCCGGCGTCGTCGAGCTGATCGAGACTTCGCCGGAGGGCGCGAACATCGCCAACAACCTGATGAAGTCCGAACGGCGGCGCGAGCAGTTGCGGCAAGTGTTCCCCGCCGGTCCCGAAGGCGACGCGGCGATGGATCGCCTGATGCGCGGACTGCAGCTCGAAGCCGACATGAAAGCCACCAGCCGGGCCGGTTCTCTCTCCGAAGGGTCGAGGACGGAGCCGATGCGCATGGAAGGCCAGAACCAGAATGTGGCAAGCCGGTTCGAGATGGGCGAGGCCATCTACAACCCCGGCATCGCCATGGCGCGGCACGCTTTCAACGCGGTGGAGACCTTGAGCAAGGGCATCTCCGAAAAGCAGCGCGACCGGGTGCTGAACCGGCTCACCGACATTCTGACCGATACGGACCCGCAACGGATCAACCGGGTTCTCAACTCACCGATTGGCGGCGGGCGCAGTCCCGGTCAGCGAACGATCGACAGGCTGGTGCAGTCCGCATTGCGATCCGCTGTTCGCCAGACCGGCGGATGGGGAACCGAGAAGCTGATGGAGACCTATAATGCCGACTGAGCCGACAGGGCGGAAGTATCAGAACTTCGACCAAATAGCGGACAATAACACAGACGCGCCGCCGGTCGGAGCGCCGGAGCAAATGCCGGCTGACACCTTCAACAACACGCAGCGCTACGATAAGGCGGCCATGGCCGAGCTGGCACACGACCTGGGGCTCGACCCGGCTGACTTCGCCAGTGCCGACCAGCCGATAGGGTGGCAACCTCAAAATGATGTGGAGTTCACCGGCGGCAACGTGTCGGGCTTGTTATCGGCGGCGATGGATCCCGGCTACGCGCCGAGCGATGTGGACGACCTGACCGACAAGGCCTATGTGGACGCGGCCATCCAGGCGGGCATCGATGCGCACTTGCCGATCGGTGCCATTATCCAGTGGTATGGGTTGGCGGCGAACGTGCCGAGTGGGTGGTCGATCTGCGATGGGCAGAACGGGACGCCGGACATGAGCCACGCTTTCGCCAGGGGTGCGCAAGCGGACGGCGAGATCGGGACGGGCGGGGGCAACGACACCGCGACGACATCGAGCGACGGATCGCATGCGCACGCGGGCAGTTCGGTGGCCTCGCATGTTCTGACGGAGAATGAGATCCCGGGGCATGTTCATGGCAGCGGCGGCTTGGTCCTGGGGCAGGATGGGGGCCATCGTCATGCGACGGTGGTGCCTTTGAGTTCGGTCACGGACGAGAACATCATTGGCGGGATGACGCAGGCGATGGCGCGGACGCGGAACAATGGTGGGGAGCAGGATTACACGTTGCGTGCGCCGGATGATCCGGATTCGACGGCGGAGCCGAGCGTGGGCAAGACGGATTTGCAGGGGGGACATGGGCATGTGGTTTCCGGTGACGTGGCGTCGGCCGGTGGCGGGCTAGGCCATGATCACGGTCTGACGGTCGGGGCCGACGGTGCGCACAGCCATACCGTCAACAATATGCCCGCGTTCAATTTCGTCTACTTCATCATGAGGACAGGATAATGGTCGGACTATTCGGAGGGATGCCTCCCCAAGCGCCTCAGGGCTTCGCTGGCAGCATGTTCAGTCCCATGCGCCCCACCCTGCCCCCGATGCCCTACGGCATGCCTGGGGGGCTCTCAGGCGGCATTTCGCCGATGCCCAGGCCGGACCCGATCCGGCGGTGGGATCTTGGAACGGGAATGGGCCAGCGACGCGGGTTCGATGAAGGCAACATGCAGCAGGCTTTCTACGGCATCAGTCCATTCGAGCAATTCAAACGGGGGTTGATCCCCGGTTTGGGCCGAGGGTGGGAGCGTCCTGGGTGGCTTAATAGCTGGCAGGCGCCATGGTCCGGCATGCAGCAAGCGCCGAAGAGCGCTCCGGCGCCGGGATTGACGCAGCTGCCTCCGGGTCCGGTGCAGGGCGCGGGCGGGCCGGCCGGCGGGCTGGTGCGCACGGGACCGCAGACGTTCACGACCGGGAAGGGCGAGGAGACGACGGCGGGCGATTTGATCCGCAAGTATGGGTCGATCGCCCAGGCGCTTGAGAGGGTGCCAGGAGGCAGATAACGATGGCCACCACGCGACGCAACCCGAGAGGCATTCTCAATCCGGACGTGCCGACGGCTGGCGGCATTCTTGGACAGGCGGCCGAGGATCTCTGGCAAAACACGGTCGACATGAGCCGGGCCGGCTTGTTGGGCTACCAGCAGGCGCTTTCCGGATATACGCCGGAGGGCGAGGCGGTCGGCGGCGTGCTGCCATTACGATATGACGAGCGCACGGGAGAGGTGGGCGGCTTCGCCACCCCAAGGATGCTCGAAGTCTGGAACACCATGGGCGGGCCTCAGGGGGCGCTGGGGGCCGGTCCCTCGATGGGCCGGCAGGCCTCACGAAATATTACAGGATCTCACAACCCTCTTGACGAGATGCCCGTGACCTACAAGGGCAAGGAGCCCAAGGACTGGTCGCCGCAAGACTTCGAGCAGATTGGCAACGAGCTGGGCATCGAGCGCCTCGGCCCGGAAACCCCGGGCGTGAAATACAAATACGAAGACGGCGGGGAGTTCTCGGTGCCGGGCGGGACCGAAGGGCTCTTCACCTATTACGACCTACTCAAGCTGAAGTCGGGCGGCATCGATGCCAGCCGCATTCCGAAGGAGCTGCACACCAAGATACAGGACAAGATGGCTCGCTCCGTGTCCAGTCCGGAAGGGGCCACGCAACCGCAGATGTGGTCTTCCTTGGTCTTCGGCATGACCAGTCCGAACAACCCTCTCAGCCCGAACCAGATGGCCATGTCACGGTTGCGGATTAACACGCCGGAAGATGTCGACCGCATCGCCAATATGATTCCGTGGAAGGTGGGGGATAAGATCCCGAAGGCGCAGCGCGAACAGGTGAGCGCACAGATTGCGAACGAGTTGGGGCTGGGGGCTCAAGGCAAGACTGGCGGCATCGGGGCGCGGGGCACAACCGACTACACGCGGGTGGCCGAGATGGCCCAGCTTTTCCGAGAGAACCCGGAATGGTTCCGCAAACGTCCGGACGAGGAATGGTCACACTTCGTCGAGCGGGTGGCGAGCCAGACGGAGGGACTATCGAGCAAAACCGGAACTTTCGGTTTGGTTTGGCAGGATCCGGTGCATGCCGGCATCTCGGCGATCGACCGGCACATGGCAAACATCTTCAAGGACCGAATCTTCAAGGATCCGGGGGCGCGGAAGGAGTGGGAGGATCGGGCAGTAGCCTTGTGGAACAAAAACAACCCGGAGCGGCTGGCTCAGACAATTGACGATCTGCCGCATGGCGAGGTGGGCTACAGTCTCCTGCAGGAATTAAACAAGACGAAGCCCCGACAAAAGCTCCGCATGGCCAAGGGTGGTATCAACCCGAACCTGCCGGAATATCTGCGCAGCGAGAAATGGATCCGCGAACCGGAGAAGGTCGAGCAAATCGGGGAGAATTATAAGCGGGCTCTGCAGGCCAACGAGGAAGAGGCGTTGAAGTCCGGACTGCATCTCTTCTCCTCGCAATGGCAACTCTGGGACCGCATGCGCCGCCGGCTGGAGCCGCATGAGAATATGTTCCCAGGGCTGGAGAAATTGCCGCGCATGTCGACGCAGCAAATGCATGACGCGCGGGCCGCGCATACGGCTACGGGTCATCGCGACTATATCAAGGAGATGTTCGAGGGGGAGAAGCGGTTGAGGCCGACGCGACCGATAGAGAACCCGTCGTCGCTGAGTTATTTCACCTCGCCACCGCCAATGGGGGGATTGTTGGGAGGGGAAGAAGAAACCACGCCGGGGTTTGACCCCCGGCGCGGCATCTTCACGTACTAGGCTTCGAATACATCGCCCTCATCGCTGCAGCCACCTAGTACATAGCCCCCGAGGGATCATTTGGGGGCCTGTGAAGCTCAATAGCAGATGATAGTCCCTGCCACCGTGCTATAGCAATTGAATGGCTTGGTCGGCGTCTGGACCCGGAAGTTGCCGTTGCCCAGATCATAGACCGAGGTCTGTGCGTGCGCACTGTCGACCCATCCGGCGATCAGAAAAGCGCCTAGTATCAACGCCAGAGCCAGGATATATTCCTTCATCATTTCTCTCCAGAGATGAAGGGGCCGATCGGGTTTGTTTAGCGGCAGTCCGATCGGCCCCGTTGGTAAGCTACATACGAAGTTGGATCACATTCTCGCTCGCACCTCCAACGAGCCTCTCAATGAAGTTGCCCCACGCTTGCAGGGCATCCCTTCGTTCGTCGAGCATCTGATACTTCTGATATACACGCTTCACAGTGCCCGAGGTGCCCGCGCCTACATGGTTGAGGCATTTGTCGGCGACGGTGTCGCTGATCTTCAGCTCGCCGGCCGCCTGGGTGGCAAAGGTCCGCCGCAGATCGTGCAGGACCCAGTCGCTGACGCCGGAGACGGCATCGAGCTTTTTCTTCATCTTCGAGAAGCCGCTGGGGTTGCCGAAAACGGGGCCTTCGCCGGGACCGATGTCCCGCAGGATGTCGCAAGCCTGCGACGGCAGCGGGACGACGTAGTCGACCCCGGTCTTCGCCTTGTCCTTGGGGATGGTCCAAAGCTGGCGATCGAGGTCGACCTCTTCCCAGGCCATGGAGGCCACGTTCTCGCGCCTCTGGGCCGTCAGGACGAGCAGTCGGACCAGCGGACCCCATAGGGTGCCCATCTCGTCACAAGACGCATACACGGCCTTTAATTCGGCCTTGTCGAGGTAGCGGTCCCGGGCTTCCTTGCGGCCCGGTTTCTTGGTGTCGAGCATGATGTTGCTGGGCACGCGGCCGGTATCGCGCATCCATCCCCAGAATGGCCGAATCATCTCGAAGAGCAGGCCGGCCATGCGCGGATGCGTGGTTGCCTTCTCGTTGAGAATTTTCATGATCTCGACCGTGTTGATGGCTGGGGCCTTGCGGTCGGCCAGGGGCGCCAGCACGCGGGTCAGGTCGCGCATGATACGCTCGCCGGTGCGCTTGCCGTCCATGACGACCCGGTATGCCTCAAGGCATTCGCCGAGGGTGGGTTGCGCTTCTACTGCCTTTCGTTGGGCCACCCGCTCCTTGCGTTCGGCGGTGACATCCACGCCCCTGCGGGCCTCGATCTCGGCGGTCGCGGCAAGCTTGCGAGCTTCCTTCTCGCCGACGGTCGGCCAAGTGGCCAGCGTCAAGGTCTTCTGCTTGCCGTCGATGCGCTTGCGGAATATCCAAGTCCCGCGATTGTCGCGGCTCTTGCGCAGGTACAGGCCGGGAACGACCTTGTCTTTGATTTCGATGCGGGACATGGGATCCTCCTATTCGTCTGAGAAACCGTGAACGGTGGCGTAATTGTGCAGGCGTTTCATGGCCAACTCGCCCTGTATCTGGCGCACACAGTCTTCGGTGCTTGTCAGGGAGATGCCGTAGAAGCTGACGCCCGTATGTTCGGAGCATTGACGGAGAACAATCTCGTCAATTTTCCGCATGGCCTCGAAGAACGGCTGGTCTCTTAGCGGCTTCTGCAGGTCGTAAGCCTGCAGGCCGCCGAAGGCCAGCAACGCGCCAACGATGACGCCAATGGCAAACTTGTTCATCATTCTCTCCAGGGTTAGATGTCCAGACGGCGCCTCCGCGCCGTTTCGCTAGGGTTGCACTGGCTCGTCAGTGGACTCAGCGACGCACCATTTGAAACGAACTGATGCCGTCAATGCCATAATCGGCAACGCCGATGATGATTTGCCGATCCCGGCTCAGAGTGGCATGAGAGAAGAGCAGCCGTTGTCCGGTCTCTAACAAGATGCTGCCGCGCACCCGACAGGACTTATTGATCTTCAAGCCGCCGCCAGCAATCCAGGCTTCTCCTTGGTCAAGGCCGGTCGACGCAGTGCATTTGTATGCATCGCCTTTTACCATTCGACCATTTTGGTTGAGCCTCACATTGCAAAAGCCAATGAGCGCGACGACATCCGCTTCGAGCGTGTAATAGCTCCATTTGGTGCCCTCTAGATCATCGACATCGCAGGCTGCCCAAGCCGTGGCAGGCATCAACGCAACGCATAGGGCAATTAGAAATTTTCTCATTTCTTCCTCCAGAGTGTATGGTCCAGACGGCCCGAAGGCCGTTTCGCCGGGATCACACCGGCTCGTCAGTGGACTTGACAATGTTGTGCGTCACGCCGTCAGCACCGGGCACATCGAAAAGATGCCTAATGGAAACAGGGTCTCTTCGTTGTGGAAACATTTGACGAGCCGCCGGCTGACTTCACCTCTTTCGTCCTCTAGCCAGACGCTCTTTTGGGTCCGCTTCACAACCTTGAAAGTCCAGATACAATTGTGGTCGCATACCGACCGGCACGTGTAAGTTTTGTCGACTTCGAACCTCTTCATCTCTCTCTCCATCTCCAAAGCGAACTGAGACTCCGGTTCATGCCGGGAACTCCACCTTCTCGAAGCCGAAGATGGCGCAGCGCATGACGCGACCATCGTCCCAGGAAATCCGGTCGCCGACCGACATCGAACGCGGGAAGTCGGTGACGCACTCGACATCGTCGCGGTCGGTCCAGGGCGTGTCGAGGTTCTGAAGCTTGAAGAAGATCTCCTCTTCGGTCTCGGCCTCCATCACCGCCGCCGGCTGGAAGAGTTCCTCAGTAGCCGCGTCCACGACACCCTCCTTCGCGTCCATGTAAGTGCGGCCCATCGGGCAGCCCCAGCCGTTCTCTTTAATCGTGGTGTACATCTTGTCGGTCAGTTCGATGTAGAAGATCGTGGCTTTCATCGGTCTCTCCAGTGTTTCGCGGATCTCATCAGATAAGCTCCAGAGCCTTGGCGACTTCGCGAGGGCTCATCTTATTGGCAAGGTCAAGTCGCACATCTGTGCGGGTGTAGGAGCCATCGCCCCACTCGGTGACCACGACACTGCCGCGCTTGAACTCGTAGAGCCCCCTGTTGCCGCGTCGGCCGATCACGGTCACCTTCACCTGCGGGTGGCTGTCGGCCAGCAGCAGGAGGTTGTACTTGGTGAAGCGTTTCATCTCGTCTCTCCAGTGTTTCGCGGTTCTCATCAGATGCAGGTCCGATCCTGCATGACACTGTCTTCCCTCTCTCGTCCGGCTATCCCAATCTCGTCGACCTGGGCCGTCCTGGTGGGCTGCTCTGTTGCCCTATCTTTTGGGTAGCACCTGGGTAGCTGTCTGTTTGTCCCGGTGCGTCCCTCTACAATACGATATAGTGTACTGTACCACCTGCTACAAGGGGCAAACCGTACTTTTTTTCATTATTTTTCTTCGTATGGGTATCTACGGTATATCGTGTACCGTGGCTGTTAACCACCGGGTCGCAGGTTCGAGTCCTGCCCGCGGAGCCAAAAAACCCCGCTTCCTCAGTAGGTTGCGGGGTTCTTCTTTGGGTAGCGCTACCCAGAAACGCCACCGGGTAGCAGGTGGGTAGCAAATCACCCGATTTCCCGCTCCAGCTTCGCCGTCTGCCGGCGGCTGACCAGCTCGTGATCAAGCGCCTTCATCTTGGTCTTCAACGCGGCGTTCTCCGTCTGCAGAGCTTCGAGCTTCACCTTCTGGGCTTCGAGCAGCTCGTTCAGATAGTCGATGGTGTCGACCGTCGCTTGGCGCTTCTGCAACACCTCGACGGCGACCGCGATGTCGTGCATCAACTCAGGCCGGAGGCCCCGGAATCCGGCCAGCCATCGTTGCAGACGGATCGCCGTGGCGTCAGTCATCTTTCAGCCACTCCTTGAGCCAGCCAGTCCTTTACAACACCCCATCCCGGACGCGCACCGTCCTTTACCAGCTTGTCCAAAGATTTTTTGCAGATGCCGCGAAGCCGTTCGATCTCTCGATTCAACTCTTCTATCTCCTTGGCGTCGGCGGCGATCTGCGTCGTCATCTGGCGGTAGATCTCGTCCTGGATCTCCGCGTCGTTCACGCCGTCTCTGGCACCTTCCGCGTAGGCTTTCAGGATCTGTCTTTCGAGCCGCTCGATCTCACGGATCTCTGGCTCACAAATAGTTTCGACGCTTATCCTTAAAGACTTCACCGCAGCCCGCAGCCGCTCGATCTCGGCGTCCTTGGCCTCCAGGGCGTCGGCGGCTTCTCTTATAAGGGGACCACGCCGCGCATCACGCAGTCGCTTTATGAGGTCATCAGTCATCCACTTGCGTCCTCATGTCACGACGCGACCTCTCCAGATCCTTAATCTCTTCCCGTAGATCCGTGATCGTCGCCGCATAAATACGGTTGGATTTCTCCAGCCGCTCGATTTTGGCGTCCTTGGCTTCCAAGGCATCGGCGGCTTCTTCCATGATCCACCACCAGCCATCAACGCCTTCGGCGGCTCCCCGCTGCAATTGCTTTATGAGGTCATCAGTCATCGCTGCCTCGCTTTCCACTCTAGCCATTCCCTCTCGGTAATCCGGCAGTTGCTGCCACTCTGGACACATCCCATGCAGCCACAGATCTCGGCCCGACACCACCGATCACGCCATTCGATAGGCATGGTTTCCATGATGGCGTCAACTTCCTTTTGGCGCTCTTCAATCAAGCCACGAAGTCGCTCAATCTCGGCGTTCTTGGCTTCGAGGGCGTCGATAGCTCGTTGCTCCCAAGTTTTCGCGAGACACTTTTCAAACGGAAGCGTGTGACCGTCGGTTTTCTCGATCTGGCTTTGCAGGATCAGGGCCGCGTCGTGGGCCTTCTTCGCTAGCATTTTCAGCAGAATGTCAGTCATCGCTAGCCTCCATTAGCTCCAGCGCCTTGATTGCAACGTCACGTTCAGTCCGCAGCCGCTCGATCTCCGTGTCCTTGGCTTCGATAGCGTCAGCGGCCTCGTCCCGCAAAAGCATGAACTGAAAGTAGTAGTCGCACTCTTTGCGTAATCGCTTTATAAGGTCGTCAGTCATCGTCCTTGTCCCTCAATATCCAATCGAGGCCACCCATGTGAATAATGCCGATCAAAAGAAGGGTGAACGCCAATGCTCCCCATACGATGATGGCACCTTTGAAAAAGAGCCCGAATAAAAATATTTCGGCGTCAGTCATCGCAGACCTGCCATTCCATCTCGGCGATGCGGACCTGCGCGTCGGTGTAATGTCCGACCAAAAGACCAAGGGTTACACAAATAATCAGCGTACAAACTACCCAGGTGTAACGAAGATTGTCAGTCATCGTTGAACCTCTCCTGGTAGCGCTTGAATAGCACCACGCCCATGACGCCCGAGGCGCCCAGCAGGACGATGGCAAGCCCGATCCGCAAGGCCGGGTCGACCTGGACCCCGGAGCCCGCCAGCGCGAACACCAGCGTCTGCGGCAGGTAGCCGATGATCGAACCGGCGATGAACGCCGTGACCGGAAGCGCCATCACCCCCGAGGCGAGGTTCATGCAGAGGTTTGAGCCAACCGGCAGCAGCCGTACCAGCACCGTGACGCCGAACGGATTCTTGTTCACGAAGCGGGCGATGCGCGGCATCTTGCGCTGCACCCGATCCGAGATCAGCCGCCGGCCCACCGTGCGCCCGAAGGTATAGGCGAAGCCCGCCCCGATGACGGCCGCCACGAGCCCCAGGACGAGCCCGTCGACGAAGCCGAACGAAACCCCGCCGCCGAAGGCCACCAGCTGCCGGGGCATCCCAAACGCCGTCCAGACGGTGCCCAGGAGGATGAAGAGCAATGCGCCCCCCGGCGTACGCTCCGCCCAGACTTCCGACCCGAAGGACTCCGGCGTCAGCGCCTTGACCATGAACATGATTGTCAGCAGGCCGGTCAGCAGGATGGCGCCTTTCAGTACCTGTCTGGTGGTGTCCATGCTCACCCCCATATCATGTAGCCGACCCAGAGGCCGATGAAGGGTGAGAGGATGGCCAAAGCCAGCAGGATGCGTCCGGTGACGACCAGCGCATCATGCCACTGGTCGGGCCCGTCAAACATGTTGTCTTCGTTTTGCATCGGTCTTCTCTCCAGAGATTCCAGTTATTCGCTAATGTGGGCCAACTTTTCCACGTCGGCCTTGCGAATGCGCGGGTGGTCCTTGGGCGTCTGCCGCACATAACGGAACACGCCCTCCTGCTCCCAGCGATCCAACTGCTTGACGCCGGCCTCGGTGCGCTCGACGCCAAACAAGATCCGCGCCGCCTCACGCTTACTCAGCAACAAAGGCATGTTCATTTGATCCTCCACACGACAACATTTTTTCCGGTCTGGTTCTTGCGACGCAGCCCGCTGTCCTCGACGATGCCCGCGTTTCTCAAGTCGCTCATCCGAGGCCGCACGCGCAGCAATGGCATGCAGATCTTGTCCGCCACCTCCTCGCAGGTCGACGGCCCGAATATCTGCAAACAGACATAGACCTTCGCCCGGTCGGTCACCGCCGACCGCTTGGCATGCTCCGCCGCCTCGAAAGACGTATCGGGTGCGCCCGCCTTCGTATGCGACCGCTCGAAATCAAATTTACTCTGCATTCTTGGTCTCCTTCATCGAATTGGCGTGCAGCGTATTCGTCCCCATCCGATGTGGCCAAAGGGGGCAGGAAATTGCCACGCACTTCCGTATTTCCCCGGAGCTTCCCCCACAACAGTCCAAACACTTCGCGCGGATGGCTCTTGGTAGGCTGGGAAGCCATCCGAATTTTTCGATGCCGCTCCGGCGGGTTTTTGGATCCAGTGATCGGGGGTCACGGCCGATCTTCTCCCCCCTGTCCTCCTTGTACGGAGAGACCAACAGAAAATCATCATCCTGCATCGGCTAACTCCTTCAGTCTCTTCTCAACCATGTTCATCGCGTAGCGCTGGTCCGCCTTCGACCCGCCCTTCACCCGCTCACGGTACGCGTTACGCGTCCGCTCCACGGCTTCGGCGGATCCGTCGGCCTCTAGCTGTCGCTTCAGATCGTCAATCCAGTGAGAGGGCTGCGCGGAGGAGCCACGGGTTGTGGGCTCCGGGATAGGCCCCTCCGCGCTATCGGAGGCCACAGGGGATGGCGCCTCCGATTTCTTCGAAGGGGTGACAGGTTTTGTCACCCCCTTGCACCACTCGGCCAGCTTCTCGCCGGTCTCGATCGAGACCATCTGGCCGCTGACGAACACCTTCTCCAGATCCGGGTGCGAACACTTGGTGACGCGCAATGTGTGATCCGCGACGATCTCCGCGTGAACGGTCATCTCAAAAATGAAATCCTCTGCCTGGATCGGCGTGGCGAAGTCATCGCGCAGGATCTCCGTGCGCCCCTGCGCGTTCTTGATCTGCCGCGAACGGTGCTTCGCCCTGAGGCATACGATCAGCGGACAAGGGCACTGCAGCACCGTCAGCATGAGATGAGCGTGCGCCGACTTCGGCTTGATCCAGCAGTGCAGGCCCGGTTTGCCGCTCTTCTCCTCGATCCTGGCAGCCATGTCGCGAACGCCGCCGACGCCCTCCCACTCGTGGCTCATCGAGTCGATGATGAGAACATCGGCCGCCTTGCCCCCGTCGATGATTGCCTTGCGATATCTCTCCGGCGTAAAGGGTTCGCTCAATTCGCCGACCATATAGCCGCCGGAGATGCGATCCGCATACAACTGACCCCGGCCGGACTCCGTGTCGATCATGAGGATCCGGCCCTTCGGCCCGACCAGACCACGCGCCAGCATCAGGGCGCTGTAGGTCTTGCCCGCACCGCTGACGCCGTAAAGGCCGATCAGCGGTATGGTGGCGCTGCGCTCTGCCAGCTTGAACTCAAAGGGCATTAGCCGATTTCCTCTCTTCTCTCTGCGAGCCAGACACTGACCGTGGCCGGCCGGCCCCACGAGCGTGCGGGCGCGTAGTTGTAGAGCCACCGTATGATGTCGGGCAGGATCTCGATCGAGATGTCGTCGGCGCGGCCGACGGCCTCTCGCAAGTCGTTTTCGAGAACCGCAGTCAGGAAATGCCCTGGCGGAATCGCTTTCTCGAAATACCGCTCAAGACCGCCGCGCACATGCTCGTGCAGTCGGTGATAGGGCAACGGTTCGCCGTTCGCTCTCACAATATCCATCACGCCACCTCCAGCGGCTTGTGCATGTTGATCGACAACTCGATCTCGGTCTTGCCCAGAGCCTCCCGAACCAAGCTCTCCCGCAGATTGCGCTCCGAGAGCTTCTGGGAGACCCATACAGGCGGAGTGACGTAAGCGACCTGGGTCGAGTAGCCCGGCCACCAGTCGCGCTCCAGGCACCATTTCCAGCGGGATAAACACCACTCCACTTTCTCATGCGCCTCCTTGCGTGCCTGCTCGCCCAGCGCGATCACGCTCACGCCATAAGGCGGCGTGCGCTCCATCGCCACGAAGCGAAGCTCCGGCTGCTCGTGCCAGCCGACGGCCTTCAATCCGCGCTCGTGAAACGCGGCTTGGATGTCGTAGCCCAGATTGAAAAGCGTGTGAGTGAAAGCTTCCGGTTCGGCGCTGTCGCAAGACTTGTAGTCATAGACGATGTTGCCGGCGTCCGGCAGGCGGTCGTCACGCGAACGGCACCACGCCTCGCCCTCGCGCCACAGCACCGTGCGCTCCGAGGTGTAGCTGCCCTCGAAACCCTCGATCTGCCGCAGCTGACGCGAGACGGCATCCACCATTACTCGCATCTCCTCGAAGTCGGCCGCGAGGATCGGCACCTTGCCGGCCGCGTGCGCCTCGTCGCGCTGCTCCTTCGATGCGTTCGTGCGCCAGCTGTCGAAGTCGATGACCACCACGTTCTCGCCGCCTTTATCCAGGAGATCATGGATGGCCAAACCCTTGTCCAGAAGCTTGGATGTCGTCGGCTTATAGCCGGGGTTCAGCTTCGGGTGCTGTAGCCAGACGTGCCGTGGCGACTGCTGCCACATGATCTTGGCAAGAGACGCCCGCAATGACGGCGTCGGACAAGGATCCGCCTCGTAGTCATCGTGCGAGATCGAATAAATGCCGGGTTCGGGGTTGGTGTTCGCTGCCAGCATCACAACCCCGCCCTCCGAATGGCATCAAGGTCGACAACCTTCTCCTCAGCCGTCACCGCCTTGATCAGATTGCGCAGAATCCGCGCCTTCTCCCGCAACGATGTCGCCGCAAGACGGCTCTGCGCCATCCCGCTCTCACTCTCCTTGCAGTAAGCCTGGCTCTCCAAGCGCTCAGCCCAGGCCCGAGCCTGCTTCACCGCAGCGCGTGTCTGAATGTCCATGCGTACCTCCATGTCTGAATATGGCGTTGCATGGAGGATAGAGTACGGAGTTCCGTATCGTCAATACAAAAAAATATCAGGTCGGGAATTTCTCGTATTTCGCAAAGGCGAGATACCGGATCTCAATGTCATCGTACACCAGCGCCGGCTTCTTGCCGCGCGGCTTCACCCACGGCTTCTGATAACGCGGATCCGTCGAACGCGGCCACAACTCGATGGCCTCACGCTTCAAGACCACCTGACGCAACGTCGCCTCGATCAGGTTCTCCCGGCGGCGAAACACCACCACCAAATCACCCGTCTGCGGCCAACGGCCCTGGTTCTTCACCAAATCATCAAAACGGGCGCACATCACCGCCGAATCCTGCGCCACCAGCTTATCGCAGCACATACACGCCACGTAAAACACCACCTTCTCCATATGCGCGAAACGCTGGTCGGCCATAACCTGCTCCTGGCGCGGCAACGCGCCGGCCTCGTCAGCCTCACGCCAGACCCCAGCCTCGACAATGCCCACCACCGGCGGCACCGTTAACTGCCGCGTCATGTTAGGCACCTCGTCCTGAACCGCATCGAAAAACGTCGACATCTCCGGCGCATGCTGGGGAGCTAGAGACTCCATGCCCAGCAAAAGCTTCTGAAACGTCGGCATGCGGGCGCTCTGCGTATAGCCCTTGCAAATTGAATAAACCGTCGTGCGCGGCACCCGCGCCGCGTCAGCCAATTGTGCCTTGGTATGACCAGAAGCCGCCAAAAACGACTCGATCATCTGCACCAGTGCCGAAGGTTCAGACATGCCCACCAATGTATGTTGACAAATGGAAACCGCAAGGACGCTTCACCAAATTATTGACAGTACGGTGAACCGTGTTTTAGAAGGAAGGCATGAACATTCTCTAAACGGGGAAGCATAATGACGCTACGCCAAACACTCCTCCAAGACATCGACAACTTCCAGGCAGAACACGGCCTCGACGACTTCCAACTCGCCGCCAAATGCGGCCTCGCTCGAGAAGCCATCTACAAACTCCGCCGACGCGACGACCTGCGCCTCTCCACCGCCGACAAACTCTGGCGCGGCATGGGCATCAAGGTGCGGGACCAAGCGGCATGATCACCGACCAACAAGTCTACAGCATCATCCTCACAGCCGCCCGCCGCGGCGACAAACACGCACCCACCCACAAAAGCATGGCCGAGCAACTCAACTGCTCGAAAAAAGCCGTCGAACTCGCCATCGAATCACTCATTGTCAAAGGCGACCTGGAAAAGGCCAGAATAACCGGCGGACTCCGCGTCAGATACTCCATCCCCAAACACAACATCAGCGTCCCCAACTGGGTCACCATCACAAAAGACGCGGCACAACCAACGCACGAACAACGCCGCATAGCCCTGGCGCGAGCCACAGGCTGCAAGCCAAGCGAAATCCTCCTCGGCGATCAAGCCGAGCCCAAAAACTGGAAGTCGACGTGAACGTCCTCGCCCTCGACCTCGGCACCCAAACCGGGTGGGCCATCTCCGCCAACGGCCACATCACTTCAGGAACCGAACGCTTCGCCAACGACCGACACTCCGGCGGCGGCATGCGATACCTCAAATTCAAGTGGTGGCTCTCAAAAGCCCACAGCCTCTCAGGCGAGTTCAACGCCGTCTTTTACGAGGAAGTCAGAGCCCACGCCGGAACCGACGCGGCACATACCTATGGCGGCTTCCTCGCAACCCTCCAGGCATGGTGCGAACACCATAACCTCCCTTACGAAGGCGTCCCGGTCGGAACCATCAAAAAACACATCACCGGCAAGGGAAACGCCAACAAGCAAGCCGTCATCAAAGCCGTCCAACAGAAACTCGACCCCAACATCACCGACGACAACGAAGCCGACGCCAGAGCACTGCTCGATCTCGTCGCCGAACCGCAGGGAAATGCATGGAAGTCAGACTGACTTGGCCAGAGGTTTTCGCCGCAACACAGGTCGGCATGATGCGAACGCTCGCGTCGCTCAAGAACCAGCGCCATGACATGGCGGGATATGTCAAAAACGACGCTTATTGGGATGCCGACATCCAGGCCGCCGCAGCCGAGTGCGCCGTGGCAAAGGCCCTCGGCAAATACTGGCCGGCCAGCGTCAATACCTTCAAAGGCAAACCCGACATTCCACCCGATATCGAAGTGAGGCAAACGCACCACGCAAACGGTCGCCTGCTGATCAGGGAACGCGACGATCCAGGCTATAAATACGTCCTCGTCACGGGCCGCATTCCGACATTCGAAATCCGTGGATTCATCCTCGGAAACGACGGGAAAAACCACCTCTTCCAAGACGCTCCCAACGACCGTGCCCCCGCTTACTTCGTCCCCCAAGACAAGCTGAACGAATTGGATGCCATCAATGGCTAAATACCCAGCCCTCCCTCTCTGGACAGACGCATACCTCGCCGACACAACTCACCTCTCACTCGAAGAACACGGCATCTATCTCATGCTCCTCATGCTCGCTTGGCGATCCCCAGATTGCGCCATCCCAAACAACAAAAAACGCATCCTCAGAATGCTCCGCGTCCACGGAAATTACTGGCCCAAAATCGAACAAATCCTCACCGAGTTCTGGCACCTCTCAGATGACAAATGGAAACAACAAAAGCTCAACAAATGTCGATCAAAAGTCGATCATTTCTCCGAGACCCAACGACAACGAGCCCAAAAGAGATGGAATGACAACACACTGAAAAACAACAATACAACCAATGCCACACGCGCGGGCATTCCCAACGCGCGTGGCAATGCTAACCATAACCATAACCAATATATACCTAACCCTACCCATATACCGAGTACTACTGCCGCGAGGGAAAACGGTCCAAACGACGACGGTGGTGGGGGGTTTAAAAAGATCGGGGAATACATCCCTTGCGCATTCACTGAAAGCTTCACCAAACACATCGCCGAACTAACCAACTCCTCAATCACCGATACCTGCAACGACATCAACCAACTCGAACAACAAGCTCACCAACTCCTCGGACCAGACAAAGGCGACCAATGGATCAACGAAACCCTCCACCAACTCGCCAACGACCCAAACGTAAAAAACCCTATCGCCGTCGCCCGACATAGGTTAAAAGGCTGAAACACCTACCCTAAACAAGGCCGAAAAATATGCCCTTCGAAAAAGGCAAGGTCTATAACCCCAAAGGCAGACCTAAAGTCGTCCGCCAACTCGAAACCCAAATCCGCAGACACTCCATGCACGCCGTCGCCCGCATGGGAAACCTCATCAACTCCCAGGACGAACGCATCGCTCTCGCCGCCTCCCAGTACTTCATCGATCGCGTCATGGGCAAAGCCAAAGCTACCGTCGAAGTCTCCGGCGAAGTCTCCCTCACTCACCAACACCTCGCCGTCGTCCAAGAACTCGGACGCAAACTCCAGGACGAAGTCAAACACACCATCGAACACCAAGACCAACCCGAACCAAACCTCATCTCCGACGAATCAAAAGACCAAGCCAAACTCGCATTCGTCGAAAAGAAGAAGATCAATCAACCGCCACCCATGCAACGCAAAAGCCTCGCTCGATAGCTCACAATGTTGGCGATATGGACACGCTCAGCACGCACGTCGCTCGCCGCCGCCGCGAGAAGCGGCCAGGGCCGGAAGGTTTGAGGGCATGGAATGCTACCCATCCGCTACCCAACTGGGGCCGATCGGCTTGGAAGCCAGGGTTTCCGCTGGGTTGCTGGTGGTTGGAGACCACGGCGACCGCTCCCCGGACACCCCCCCCCCTTCGGCGGGGCCCGGTCGGCCGGCGTGGAAAAAACGGCACCCCCTGCATGTCTGGGGTTTTTGAAAATTTTGGAGGAAGAGATGGGAACGCAGTCTGCACCGCCGTGGGGAACGGCGTTAGCTGGGAAGGTTCAGCGAGGGGATCGTTTGTACCGGGCTCGGGATCCTGAGAGTGGAGATCGCGCGGAGGATTTGAGCAACATTTTGCTGGCGATATTGGATGAGTTTTTGGAGAAGAATCCTGGTATTGGATCGAAGGATGTTCGTCGTGGGGTGACGCGGTTCAATGGGAAGTTGCCGAAGGCGTTTCGGATGATTGACGAGGTTCGGAAGCGCCGTGGTGGAGGCGAGATTGGAAGCGAGAGCGGCGAGTTTGACGGGTGAGGTATCGGCGCCTGACAATCCGTTTTACGGGTTGGTACAGGGGTTGCGTCGGGATCGAGTGAAGTTTGTTGAGACGGTGTTGGGAGTGAAGCCTGTACGGTGGCAGGCTGAGGAGTTGGCGGCGTTGGACCGGGGGTGTTTGCGGTTGAGTATTCGGTCGGGTCATGGAGTTGGGAAGTCGACATTTTTGGCGTGGGTGATGTTGCATGAGTTGTTGACGTGTTGGCCAGTGAAGATAGTTGCGACGGCGCCCTCGGCGCCGCAATTGTTTGATGCGTTGGCGAGTGAGGTGAAGCGTTGGGTGAAGGAGTTGCCTGAGGCGTTGGGGGGTTTATTGGAGGTATCGTCGGATCGGATAAGTTTGCGGTCGTCGCCGACGGAGGCGTTTATTTCGTTTCGGACGAGCAGGGCCGAGACGCCGGAGGCTTTGCAGGGTGTACATGCGTTGCATACGTTGCTGATCGCGGATGAGGCGAGTGGAGTTCCGGAGCCGATTTTTGAGAGTGCGAGTGGATCGATGTCGACGCCTGGGGCGATCACGATTTTGACGGGGAATCCGACGCGGTCGTTTGGATTTTTTTATTGGACGCATACGAAGTGGTCGGACAAGTGGCGTTGTCGTCGGGTTTCGTGTTTTGATTCTGAGATGGTTGATCCTGGTTTTGTGCGGGAGATGCGGGAGCGATATGGGGTTGATTCGAATCAGTATCGGATTCGGGTATTGGGAGAGTTTCCGGATCGTGATGAGGAGAGTTTTATTCCGCGAGAGTTGGTTTCGCCATCGTTGGGTCGGGATATTGAGGATGTTGGAGCGGGAGTTGTTTGGGGATTGGATGTTGCGCGTTTTGGTTCGGCGGCGAGTGTTTTGTGCAAGCGTCGAGGGAAGGAGGTTTTGGAGTTTCGGAAGTGGCGGAATTTGGATTTGATGCAGTTGGTTGGCGCGGTGAAGGTTGAGTTTGACAACGTGGATGATGCGTTTCGGCCTGTTGAGATATTTGTTGATGCGATTGGTTTGGGAGCTGGTGTATCGGATCGGATGCGTGAGTTGGGGTTGCCTGCGGTAGCGGTGAATGTTTCGGAGAGTCCGTCGACGGTTGGGACGTACATGCGGTTGCGTGATGAGTTGTGGGGTCGGATGCGGCAGTGGTTTGAGTCTCGGGTTGTGCGGATGCCGAGTGAGGAATGGGTTGTTGAGGAGTTGATTGTTCCGCGAGTGATTTACACGTCGACTGGGAAATTGCAGTTGGAGTCGAAGGCGGACATGATGCGCCGAGGTTTTGCGTCGCCGGATGGAGCGGATGCGTTGGCGTTGACGTTTGCGCATGATGGCGCGGCGGCGTTGGGGATGGTGTCGCGTGGTTGGGAGCGGAACGTGAACGAGGGGATGAGTGGGGGTTGGTATATTTGAGTTTGGTTTGACACGGGAAAGCGTGTTGTGATACGGGGGTAGGCACAAGATTTTGTGGTTTGGCGACGTGTTGGGCACGACATGCCAGAGACCTACCCAGAGCCTCATCGATTAAGCGAGAAAGAGTTCGAGGACGTTGTCCGGCGATTGCTGGAGGACGCGGAGGATTACGTCGAGGATGATGTGTCCTGGCGGCGTGAGCGATCGTGGCGTTATTTCAACGGGAAGTCTGATTTGGTTCGTCCTGAGGGTCGGTCTGGCGTTGTGATGCCGACGGTTCGGGATGTTTGTGATTCCGCGGTTTCGTATTTGATGGAGGTTTTCAGCACGGCGTCTCGGTTGGGCGAGTACGTTGCGGAGAGTTCTGCGTCGGCGGCGATGGCGGAGCGGGCGACGGATCTGGCGAATTTCATTTTGCTGAAGAAGAACGACGGGTGGCGTGTTTTGCACGATGCGTTCAAGGACGGTTTGGTCGCGAAGACGGCGATTTTGAAGGTATTTGTTGATGAGGTCGAGGATGTCGAGGAGCGGTCGGTTGATGGTTTGACGCGTGAGGGTGTTGAGTTGCTGGCTGGGGGAGATGGTGTTGAGATTGTTGGCGAGCGGGAGGGTTTGGATGGTTTGATTTCGGTTGATGTGCGCCGGCGCCGGCGTGTGAAGGGGATATCGGTTGAGGCGGTGCCGCCCGAGGAGTTGTTGATTGACCGCAAGGCGATGACGGCTGAGGAGGCGGTGATTTTGGGTCAGCGTTCGGTGGTTCGGGCGTACACGTTGATCGAGCGAGGTTTTGACGAGGACAAGGTTTATTCTGCGGCGTCGCCTGGTTTGGAGGAGACGGAGGTTGAGCAGGAGCGTCAGGCGCGGCAGCGTTATGATCATACCAATCCGGATGATGCGTCGCATTGGTCGACGAAGGAGGTTGAGTTTTACGAGTTGTACTGCCGGATTGACGAGGATGGCGATGGTTTGCCGTCGGTTCACCGGGTGTTTGGGGTTGGTGATCAGTTTCAGATTTTGGAGAGTGATGTTGTGGAGGGTCAGCCGTACTGCATTGGCTCGCCGATACCCAAGCCGCATGTTGTGATTGGGGATTCGCTGGCGGAGTACACGGAGGACACGCAGGACGTTGACACGCAGTTGGTTCGCAATGTGTTGGACAACACGACGTTGGTGAACAACCCGCGTCATCTGGCGGTTGAGGGTCAGGTGAACATGGGAGAGTTGCAGGACAATCGGTACAACGGGGTTGTTCGGGCGCGTCGTGCGGATGCGGTTGTACCGTTGACGGTTCCGTGGACGGGAGACAAGTCGATTGCGGTTTTGAAGTATTTCGAGGAGCGCAAGGAGATGTCGACGGGTGTGAGTCGGCAGGCGATGGCGTTGGATCCGGATGCGTTGCAGTCGACGACGGAGACGGCGGTTCGCGGTCAGCTGGGGTTGGCGCAGAAGAAGTTCGAGTTTTATGCGCGGTCTTATGCGGAGACGTTGATCAAGCCGTTGTTTCGCAAGTTGCTGGTGTTGTTGCAGGGTAATTTTGATGGGGAGGTTGCGTATCAGGGGCGCGGTGGTTCGTATGGTTCGGTGAATCCAGGAGAGTTTGATCCGAACATGTTGGTTTCGGTGAATGTTGGTTTGGGGACGGGCAATCGGGATGAGAAGCTGCAATCGCTGATGGTTGTGAAGCAGACGCAGGAGCAGATTTTGATGCAGTTGGGTCCGCAGAATCCGGTTGTGAGTTTGGGGCAGTACGGACAGACGCTGCATGATTTGGTTGAGCTGTCGCCGTTGGGGGATCCTGGGAAGTATTTTGGGTCGCCGGAGGAGATTGACCGGGCGGCGCGGGCTCAGGCGGAGGCGGCGGCGAAGAATCCGCCGGTTGATCCTGAGAAGCAGGCGAAGGCGGCGGCGATTCAGCAGAAGATGCAGTTGGATGCGGCGGAGTCTCGGGCGAAGATGCAATCGGACATGATGAAGGCGCAGCAGGAGCTGCGTTTGCGTCGAGAGCAGCAAGGTTTGGATTCGCGGATTGACTGGTCGGAGGCGGAATCGGAGGCATTGAACGCGGTTCGTCGTCTTGAGGAGGAGATGGCGATCAAGTGGTTTGAGGCGGAGGAGAAGGCGAAGGTTCGGCGTGCTGAATTGGCGATGGAGGCTCGTCTGGAGCGGATGAAGGTTGAGCAGATGCCGAATGCGCCGGGTTCTGGGAACATTCCGAGGAATGGGAGCGCGTAGGTCGATGAGTTTGAAGCTTCACGGCGTTTTGACGAATCGGGCCGACCACCGTGGGATCGTAAATTCGGGTGTTTACCCGGCGAAGACGGTTGAGGTGGCGGACATTCGCGAGGCGCGGTGGATTCTGACGGATTTTCTTCATTTGCTGGATTCGACGCCGGACGCGGCGCCGTTGATTTTGACGATGACGAGTTTGAGCGTGCGGATGCGCGGCGCGATGCTGAGCCGGGCGACGCATCGGGGTATTACGACGGCGGGAAATTTTCCGGTTTTGGGTTTTGTGTGCGCGGATGCGAAGGATGCGTCGGCGACGGTACGCGACGGTCTGGCGCTGATGCATCATCACTCGGTGGGTGTCGGTATTGGCAACTTGGTGTTTGATTGGACGTGAGGGAAGGGAAGACGATGGACCGGGTTGGCAAGGATTCGTGCAACTGGATGGTCGGGACGAAGCCGTCTGGGAGTCGGACGGAGACGGGTGGCGACAGTGGCAAGACGCCGGAGCCGCCGCGTCGGCCGGATCATTCGAACTGGCACAAGAAGCCGGGTGATTCGTGATGGTGGATGCGGTCGACCGGAGCTTTGCGCGGCAGCTGTCCACGAACCAGTGGTTCTGGGGCGAGCTGGGTGAATTTCAGGAAGCGGTGGTCGAGGATTGGTACGCGGCGGAGACGGTTGAGGAGCGCGAGAAGTTGCATGCGGTTGCGATAGGCTTGCGGCACTTCACGGGGGTTTTGCGGTCGCGGATGGAAGATTTGACGAGGGATGAGGCGGCGTGATGGTTGAGCGATTGAGCATTGCGGACGCGGTGAAGGAGATTCATGAGGGGCGGAATGCTGGCGGCATGCCACCGACGCCGTCCCCTGATGAGGAGGCCCTGGCGAATGGAGCGGAATCCGGGGTCGAGTTGGACGAGGAAGATCGTGGGGAGGAGCCTTTCGAGGAGGCCCTTGAGACGTCGTCCGGCGAAGCTGAGAGCGGTGAAGTAAGCCAAGAGAGTTTCGAAGAGGAGCCTGCTTTGTACGCCGTCAAGGTTGACGGTGAGGAGAAGCATGTACCCCTGGACGAGCTTTTGCGGAGCTATAGCTATCAGTCGGCACAGGACCGCAGGCAACGCGAGCTGGCGGAGGAGCGCAAGCGCTTTGAGGCTGAGCAAGCGGAGACGGCGCAGCTCCGGGAGCAGTATGTTTCGCAGATTGGCATGATCGAGCAGGAGTATCAGCGTCTTGATCAGGTCAAGGTGGAGTATCCCCCGGAGGAGATGTACCAGAGCGACCCGATGGAGTATTTGAAGCGCGTCGACGAGGCGAGGCGGCAGGAGGCTGCTTTGCAGGCGGGCAAGGAGGAGCTGGTGCGGCAGCATCAGATGCGGGCGCAGGCGGCGGAGATGGATCTGGCGCGGCGCAAGCAGGCTGAGGCGGCCAAGCTGATGGAGATGATTCCGTCATGGGGTGATGACGCGGTGAAGCAGCAGGAGCAGACTGCTTGCCGGGCGTTTGTGAAGTCTTACGGGTATTCGGACGAGGACTGCAACCAGATCGTGGATTCACGGTTGGGGAAGTTCATTTACGATGCCTGGAAGCTTCATTCGGCGGCGGAGAAGGGCTCGAAGAAGATGAGGTCGAAGCCGCCGAAGGTCATTCGTGGATCGGACAAGGTTCCTCAACAGAGGTCGGGTGGCAGCCGTGAGCAGAAGGCTGTCGCGGAGGCGACGAAGCGTTTTGACGCGGTGAATCGTCCTGGGAATGCGTTGGAGGCGGCCCGTGCTGCTGCGCAGGAGATAGAGGCCAAGCGCCGCTTGGCTTCGGCACAGCAACGACGGAGATAGATTATGGCTGCATCACAAACGGCACCGGCGGCGGAAGTTGTCCAATCCGGTGCCTTCGGACCTGGGTCTGAATCCGGTGAACGGGAAGACCTATCGGATCAAATAAACCGCATTGATCCCGACAACGTGCCTGTATACGCGAATGCGCGTAAGGGCGTGTCGAAGGCGATCTTGCACGACTGGCTCGTCCAGGAGCTGAAGGCGCCGCCTGATCTTGCTGATCGGGCACAACCGGAAGGCTTCGAGGCGACCGTGACGGCGCACGTTGCGCCGGTTCGGCATTCGAACGCGACGCAGGTCTTTGCCGATACCAAGGCGGTGTCGGATACGATTGATAACGTCGACAAGGCCGGCCGGGATTCGGAGCTGACGTATCAGAAGCTGCTGACGGGTCTTGAGCTTCGCATTCAGGTGGATGCGACGATGACCGATGCGCAGATAAGTTCCGGTCTCGACACGACGCGCACGATGGCGACGATCCAGGCGTGGATGACGAACGGCAACGTGGCGTCTGACGGCACCATGCCGTCGGGTGACGGGTCTGACATTCCCGTCGTCGGCACGCCGGAGGCGCTGGCGTTGGCCAACATCGAGGGCGGCATGCAGGACGCGTATGAGGACGGCGGTTCGCCGAGGATTCTCTACATGTCGCCGAAGCAGAAGGCGGCGTTTTCGGATCTTCAGGTGGGGACGTGGGACGCGGTGATACCGAACGAGTACACGATGTCGAGCGTGAAAGAGGGCGTTTACATCGGTGCGGTATCGACGTTTCTGACGGACTTCGGTCGTATCGAATGCGTCATCGATCGGCACATGCCGACGAATGTCGTTCTCGGGATCGATCCGAATTACATGAAGATGTGCGCGGTGCCGGGTCTCGATTTCCACGCGGTGGATCTCGCGAAGACGGGCGCGAACAAGAAGTTTTATGTCTCTTACGAGGGAACGCTGGAGATGGGTGCGCCGAAAGCGCACTTCATGGTCGGCTCACTTTCGTAGGGCCTCCCTGTGATGCGTCGCCCGCTTTTATACGATCATGCCAGAGGTGTGTTCACGGACTTCATCGTGAGCAACGACGGCTCGTATCGGTGGGAGACGCGTCAGAACACTACGCCGATCCTGGAGTCGAATAAGCGGCGCCAGGGTCGGCGGCATTTCCGG